TTGTATAGCAATACCGGCGGGTCATCGTATCCGAGCCGCTCGTAGTACGACTGCAGTCCCTCAATCATCTTCGGTGTCGCAGTCAGCGGCGAATTCGGCATCTTCGCGACGACTTCGATGAGCGTCGACAGCTCGAAGTTGTGCACCATCTGCGCGTCGCGGCCGTAGCGCGTCATCCCGGAGTAGTATTCCTTCCCGTCGACGACGTGGAATTCACCCCAGTTGATGATGAGCGGAATGTACTTACCCGGCCAGTCGATGACTTCCGTCAGTCGCTCGCGTCCTGAGATAAGGCAGCACTTCACCACATCGACCGTAATCTCGCGCATCTGCACGATCGTGATGCCCTGACGTGCAGCTTCCGGCGCAATCGGATCGAACTCGACGGCATCCACGATGCGGCCATCGTTGAGCAGGTAGATGAGCTTTCGCTTCGGCTCCTTCCACCAGTACTGCGCGATGCGCACCTCGTCCTCGTACCACCAGTAACGCTCGTTCGGCGCAATCCCATCGCCAAACGGCACGACTTCTCGCCCTGGATAGAGTTCCTTGAACTTGTCGCGAGAGATGAGCGTCGACTTGAAGGCATAGCGAGCATCGCGGCGGAAGAAGTCCCTCGCCGCGGGGTCGAACACGACGGAGTACGGGTCTAGGATCGGCGCAATCAGCAGGCACTTGTCGAAGCCATCCTCGCGTTCGTACTCCATCTTGATCTCCCAGGCGCCGCGGCCGGCGACGCACGCCCAGGTGAACCCGAGGTCGTACGCGATCTTCGCGTGAGAGACGGCCTCGATATTGCGAATGAGGCCCTGGTATATCTCAGCGAGTGTGCGGTCCTCGTCTTCGGTCGGCCGCAGCTTGATCTGCGGGCGATTCTGCAACTGCTCGCCCGTCACGCGCCGGATCATCTGCCGGATGCGGTTGAACTCGTAGCACGGTCGATTACGACGCTTCAACGCGAGATGGTTGTCCCACTGATGGCCCGGGATCATCGCGAATTTGTAGTCGCTGATGGCCTTCTGGCGCAGATCCGACTGATGCTGCTCGGCCTCCTCGAATTTCTCGCAAGCCTCGCGCACGAAGTCGCGATCCGACGTCGGCTGCTTGGTGCTTTTTGCGTCTTTGCGTGCCATGTCAGTAGTCCGGGAACGTCAGCGATGGCGCGTACCCGCGCGTGAACTGGGTCGGTAGTGCAATCGGAAGCGGCTCTTTCGGGCGGCCGAGCTCATCGAACACTTGGTCAGCGCAGATGCACGCCAGGCCAAATGCATCGGCTGCGTGCGACGACCAATCGTGCTCAGGCCCCAGACCGATGTTGCGCGTTTCGTCACGCTTCTCGTGATACCAGCCGAGCGCCTCGATACCTGCCGCGCACGTCGGCTGCGTTTCCCAATCGGCGTCTTCAGGCGCGTTGAACCAGATCGACGGGAACCAGCGACGGCCAGCCTCGATACGGAGTTTAGCCGCGCCTGCGCCCTGATTCGGGATGACGGTGACGGTGTAGCCGGCTGAGCGAAACGCAGAGGCAAACGACACGTCGTGCACACGATCATGCGTGTCGCCATCGTGCGGCAAATACACCTGACAGCGCTGCGGCGTATATCCACGCGATCGCATCCATTCCAGATGCGTTGCCAGCGGCTGACCAACCGCCTCGTAGTAATCGAGCGCGCGAATCTCGCGACCGACGAATTGCATGATCCACATCGCGAATGCGTCAGCTCGTGCGCCTGTCCCACCCAGGTCGCAGAACGCGCGCAGAGTCAGCAACGGATCCGCTGCTACGCGCCCGATTCGCCGCTGCTCGCGCGCTTCGGCGATGTGCTTGGCATAGTAAGCGCCTGACAGCACGCGCGCATACTCGCCCTCCCACACATGCGGGTAGAGCTCGGGCTGTGTGCGCAGGAAGTCCTGCCGCTCGCGCTCGAGCTCGTCGTTCCAGAACGGGTTGTCGCGCCAATTGGCGCGCACGACGATCGCACCGCTCGGCAGTAACGGACCGCGTAGCAACAGCTCGATTGCGTCTGTCGGGCGAGACGGATTCCACGAAAACCATCGCTCAGCACCCGGCGCACGCAGCGTGGGGCGCAGCAAGTTGATCGAGTGCATCGTCGCGGTGTGCGCTTCCTCCCACCATGCACGCTTGAAGCCTTCGAGCGACTTGATCGAGTCCGCCGTGTAATCCCGCATGCCCTTGAAGATGATCACGCCATCACCTGGCGTCGTGATGCGCTCTTGGTAGATTTTGAACCCGTCGCGCTCGCCTAGGCCGAACGCCGCGAGCTTCTGCTCGATGAGATGCTTGCTAGACTGCGTGAGATCTCGCTGAACCTCGCGAATACAGATAGCGCGCAGTCCTTCGCCACCGTTGCTGCCCGGTTCAGCGAGCGCATCCTCGATGAGTTGCTCGGCGAAGAAATGCGATTTCCCGGACGCGCGGCCACCGTACGCGCCCTTGTACGGCGCCGGCTCGAGCAGCGGCTCGAAGACCTTAGCTACCTTGCGTCTCAGCACCCGCACTGACGATCACCCGCTCTATTCGAGCAATGCTGACCGGACCGCCGTCCGGGCCGGAGTGCTCCATCTGGTCACGCTGGCCGAGCAGCTGCTTACCGAGCCAAATCATCATCGTGACGTTGCCCTTCTTCGCCGCTTCCCACTGCATTCGGCGCAGGCTCGCTTTTGCGTGTTGTTTCCCCTCCTTTAGGGCGTCCGCAAAACGGCGCGTGAGGGTGTCCGGAGAGCACTTGAGGACAGCAGCTATCTCCTCGTGCGTACAGCCGATGCCTGCCAATGCACGCACTTGCTCGGGATCGATTTTCTTGCGTGGACGACCCATAAGCCTTTTAGAATCAATAACTTACCGCCGGTGCCGTCACAGTGACACTTACCGGTCCGGTTTGGATTGGCGGGTCGTCGAAGTATCCGGAAGCCTCGCGCACCTCGACACGAAACACTTGCGTGAGGATCGAGCCATCGTCGAGCGTGGCGTCGCATCGCAGGTTAGCCCATCCGCAGAGCTGCGAGGCGTACATGATCGAGGTCTCGCGCCGGTCCTGGCTGATCTGGGCATCGGACATCACGCCGATTTCGGGCGCGTCGGTGCGCCATGTCGCGGATGACAGTAGGCGCTCACCGAGCGCGCCGTTGAAGTCTGCGACGTATCGCCGCTTCTCGAAGCGGTACAGGCGCGAGTGATGCGGGCTCGCGCGATCGTAGGCAGAGACGTAGGCCCGTGTCGCTCGGCTACTCATGGTAGCGTAAGCCTATGCGTGCGACGTTTCACATGAAACGTCAATGCGTTGAGTCTCTGCCTCGATCTGCCGGCGAATGCGCGCAACGATCTGCGCGACGTAGGCCGGCGTGAGGCCGGTGAGCTGCGCGAGCTCCTTGTTGGTCCGGGCATGCGCGCGCCGCCTGGCCTCGGCCTCGAGGAGCGCCTGAATCTCCGGCGTGATCTTCCGCGGCTGAGGCATGGCGTCAGCGCCTCCGGCCCTTGCGCTCCGGCAGCCGCGCGGTGCCGCGCTCGCGGTCGGCGGCGTGGAACTCCCGCGCGACCGACTGCGGGATGCCGGCCTTGCGGGCGACCGCAGGATCGCGGGCTGCGGCGGCCATNAGACGGGCCTGAGCTTTTGATTTCGAGGGCATGGTGTTCTCCTTCAGGTTTCTGCACTCCAGATCTCGCGCTGCCTGCGCAGCCAGGTCGGCCATTCGGTGGCCTCGTCCGTGAAGGATCGATCCTCGTAGAGCACGCGATCGGTAGGCTGCGTCGTAAAGCGACCGTTATCGAGAGCGATGAACGCAAATTCCTTGCTCTGCTCGGGCGCGGCCGAATAGGGATCGCCGACGGGCACGGCAGTGAACAGGTACGTCCCGCTGTGCTCAGAGCCGTCCTGCAGGCGCGTGCGTGCTCTCAATCCAGACAGGTAGCGATACTCGATCGTCGTGAACTGCCAGCCGTAGCAGTCCCACGTCTGCGCCTGCGAGGGCTTCCAGCCTGACACTGCATCGCGCCGATGTGCGAGCTGATGCAGCGGCACGTGGCGGTAGACGGCGCCGCATTCGAGCAGCAGATGACACCCCCACACGCGCCCGGGATAGGACGCAAGACCGAACCACACCGCCGGCATCCAGTCGTGCGTGCCGATCGCATTGNGCTCGACCCACACGTACAGGTGACGCGGCAGCTCGCCGCTGTGCGTGTAGAGCGTCACTGCGCGTCCTCCCACTTCACCGTCCCACCGTATCGCCTGACCTGCTCCTCGAGCTCACGGCGTACGCGCTCACGCGACGGATGGCCCGTCCACAGCCACCACCACCAGCGCGAGATCCTGTCGATGAGCGCGCTCATGCGGCGTCCGCTCCCCGCCATTCCCGCAGCGCCCAGTACGCGATCAGGATCGCCTCGGCGCGGTTGTGATCTTTCGCGCGCTCGAGATCTGCCATCGGGTACAGCAGCCGTGCACGATCGAGGCTCGCGCGCTTGCGGTCGGCATCCGATGCGCCCGGGGCGATGAGCCCGAGCGCGCGCTTCCACACGCCGGGCATCACGAGCTCAAGGCCGATGCC